TGACATTTATGTCATTGTAGTTTGAACTACTTTTTTAAGTAGTGATAATAAAAAAAACTTTTTATTTATGTAAATAAATATCAAGTTTGTGTAACGGTTATATTATGAACTTGCACTATTTTATAATGATAATGACAAAAAAATAATATTTGATAGAGATTGTGATTTTAATAATTCAATTAAAAGCAAATTTTTACCAAATAATTTAACTATGAAATAGAATTAACACATTTTATATAGTTTTAATAAAGAAATTAATTTATTAAAAATTAATTGTTTGACACATTTATCTTTAAGTGTTCATTTGATATTGCCAAATACTTTGTTATATTTAGAATTAGGTTGTAATAATCAATATATAATAAATAAATTATTTTAATTTAAAATTAAATAATTTTCCTAATTCAATAGAAAATATAATATTTATAACAAATTATGAACATTTTAATTATAGAGTATATGAATATAATAAAGAATTAAATAATTTACCTAATAGTGTTAAGTATTTATATTTACCTTGTGATTATGATTTAGTAATAAAAAGATTTCCAAAAAATTTAATTAAAATATATTGTAATAGAAAATATAAATATTTAATACATGTAGAGGATTATGAAATAGAATTTATATAAAAAAATTGAATTATAAAGTTAATATTAATGAATAATAATAATGAGGTCAAATACAGAAGATAATTTTATAAATAAAGAAGATAAATTTAATTGGGAAGAATATAAAAAGTCAATACATAATAATTATAATGGAAATTATGATTGTTTGGTATTAAATGAGAAGAATAGATTAATAACTAAAGTGTTTATAAAAAATTTATTATTTGAATATTTAAATATTAATTATAATCCAAATGATATAACTATATTTGAAATATCAATGACACATACATCATATATTAAAAAAGATTATAATGATATAAAAAATTTTAAAACTATTTTTACGGATATAGATATTTTAAATGGTCAAACAATAGAACCAGTTAAATCATTAAAAGAAGTTATACAATTAAAAGATATTTCATATGAAAGATTAGAATTTGTTGGCGATTCAATATTAAGATTAATAATTTCTGATTATTTATTTTCAAGATATCCAGAATTATTACCTGGAGATTTGTCAGAATTAAGGTCTCAAATTGAGAATAGAAAATCATTTTCAGAAATTTGTAAAAAAATAAGTCTTTATAAATATGCTTTATTAAGTAAATGTTATGATATAAGTTTTAAGAGAGATAAAAGTGAAAAATTACAATGTGATTTATTTGAAGCATTTATCGCAGCACTTTATTATGATATATCAAATATTTCATACAAAGATGTTGGTAATATATCAGATTTAATTAAAAATGATAAAAGTAATTCTTATAAAATTTGTTATAATTTAGTAATAAAATTAATTGAAAAAGAATTAGATTTAACAACATTATTAGAATATGATAGAAATTATAAAAAAATAATCGTTAAACATTACCATACATTAAAATGGTCTTCTCCTATATATAAAACTATTGAAATAATACAAGATGAAAATAATAAAAAAAAATATAAATGTGGTGTATTAGACAATGAAAAAAATGTAATTGGTGTTGGTATTTCATCATCAAAGTTAAAAGCAGAAAAATTATCAGCTAAAAATGCTTTATATTATTTAAAAGTATTAAAAAATGATGATAATTTAATTGAAGAAATTACAGATAAGAGTATTATTTATAATTAATTTTTTTATAATATAAATATAATGATTTTTAAAGTTAGAGAATTAAATTTAGATGGTGTTAAATCTGAATTAATTGAAAATATAAAATATGAATTTACAAATGAGTATTTAGATATAGAATTTAATTTACATTTTATTGAAGAAAATATATTAAATGATTTTAACAGTAAAAATATAAATCCAGAAAATATTAATGAAATATTATCATTATGTGATTTTATATTATTAAAAGATACATTAAATTTTATAATTAAAAATTCAAAACCAACAAATAAAATATATTATTTAAATGATTATCATAAGGAACATTATAAATTACCAAAATTTATGATTGGTGATATTACTTGTATTGAAGCAAAAAGATTAAAATGTGATAAATGGTTAAATTATTCTCATAATAATGGTTGTAATAATTATTATGATGATATTAAACAATGTTTTTGGAATGTTTATTAAATTAAAATATTTGATAATATATTTTAACTCAAAAACTCCAATGTTTATCAACATCTTTAGCCCACCAAAATTTTTCTTGTAATTTTTTTGTAAAAAAGTTATCAATATTCAGTTTATGTTTTTTGACAAATGCATATGTAATTCTTGGGTCAATATAATTCATTTGACTTGTTCCTAATGATAAATTTTTCATATCATTTTTTAACTCTTTTTTATTTTTTAAAATTTTTATTTTTTCATTTATTTTTTTTATCTTTTTTTTATCTGTTAATTTACTCTTTTTATCTTTAAATTCTTTCATTTTTTTATTTATTTTTTTTATTTGTTCTAATGATGATTTAGCAACATTTTTTTGATGATTACATAAATCAGCAACTTTAATATTCGCTTTTACATATTCATTTTTTAATATATCTTTTAAATCATCCTTTTTATAATTTTTATATTTATCATTTATTTTATTTATTTCATCCTGAAATAATTTTGAAGAATTAAATGTTCTAAATACTTTTGCACTTAAATCTTCCATAAAATTTTTTAAATATTCATTTAATGATATTGTTGTTATATACTCAAATAAATAATCTTTTTTTGATTTATTATTTACAAATTTTATTAAATTACTATAAACATCACTATCCACCTCTACATTTTTTTTATATCTAACACTATCCTTACCTAAAAAATCAAATTTTATTATATTATCATCATCTAAATTTATATGTTCTACTCTTAAAGAACAAACACCAACTGTATCTGCTTCATCATCACCTTTTTCATTACCAACTCTTAAAGCAAGTTTGTTTATTAAATATGTAGCCACAGCATGTTGTCTAACTTTTATATTTATTCTTGGATTTGTTATATTAATACTATTAATATTCATTATTTTTTTTATATTTGTATTTAATTTTTTTGCTAAATCAAATTTATATTGATCTGACTTTGATTTAAATGTTGATTGATTACTTAACCATACATATTTTGTTTTACCAGTAATATTATCTTTCCAACTCGCCAACCATTCTTTTGTATTATCACTTATAATATCTCCCCACTTATGATTTTTATAAAATGATGGTAAGAGAGGTATTGCACTTTCTTTATCTATATTTAATGTTATATCTTCAGGTAATATTGTTCTTTTTATTTTACCTGCCAATGGATGACATCCTCTACCCATAAATAAACCAGCCGGTTCAATTCTAAAATTACCAACCTCTTCTTTTTTACCATTTACATAAGAATATTTATATTTTTTTTCCTTTTTTTCTCTTTCCTCTTTTTCCTTTTCTTTTTCTTCCTTTGTTTTATCTTTTTTATTTAATAAATAATTATAAATTTTTGAAAAATCAACTTTATCAATATCAACAATTTGTGTATATCCATCCTTTTTTAATATTTTTTTCCAATCTTTAAAAAAATTATTCTTAAATTTTTTATGATTAATATAATCAGTTCCAGTATATTTTGAATATATTGTAGCATACTCTTCACTTTTTGGTTCTAATATTATTTCATCTCCATCATATAATATTGGTATTCTATGAGGTTTATATGGTTCTGGAAACATTACCCCATTATGTTTAAATGTAGTCCATTTAATATCATTTTTATTTTTACCGCCTTTAACAGTCATATAATTATTATTATATATATTTTATATTTATGAATTCAAACTTTTTAATAAATTATTTGAAACAATATCCATAAAATTCATAAATTCATTTAAACAATTTAGCTCTACTATTTGTAATTCTTTGGATGTTTCACTGATTATTTCATTTATAAATCCAAATAATATATTTAATCTATCAATATTCCAAATTTTATCTAAATGTTGATAAATATTTTTTTTAATATCATAATTCACATTTAAATTATTTTCTAAAATAACATTTATTCTTGTTTCATCCTTTTCTAAAAATGCTGTAATAATACCTTTCAAATTATTAATATTATTAGTAATTTCCGCTCCCTTATATGTTTCACTTAATTTATCTAATGCTATTATTACTCTTTTAAATATATCTTCAAATGAATTTTTTGTTTCATCATCTATTATATATTTTTGACAAGCATATATAATAGGAAATAATAACACATTAATATCATTTTTATTATCTCCATTTATAATTCTATATGTAGCTTGTAAATAACTTCCATCCTGAATAATTAATCTATTATTTAAAACAGATATTTTTGAATCTTTCTCCGTATATGAAAATATAAATAATTTAATAATTACTGATAATGGGTCTAATATATTATTTTTTGTTGGATATATAAATTGCTTAATATTAAACATATTATTTAGATTATATTTTATTAAATAATTAAAACTTTAAATATAAATTATTATATTATGTCAAGTAATTTTTACAAATTAATATTTAATTCATTTAAAAGTTGTTTATATGAAAATAAAAAATTAAATAAAGATTCTATTTTAATAAATAGTTTGTTATTTATGAGTGGTTCATTTTTACATTTAACTTATTCACTTGGAACATCAAATTATAAATATTCCAAAATCATAAAAAAATATAAAATGGTTAGAAATGGTTTTACTGATTTTATGATTATTACTAATGATGAAAAACATTATAATGTAAATAACAGTTTATGGTATTGGAAATGGAACTCTATTGAAGATTGGCATAAAATGCAAGAAGGAGATACAATATATTTTAATTATTATGGTTGGAGAATTGATTTTTTAGGAATATTTCCAAATATTTATTATTATAGATATTCTATTTCTTAAAAAAATAATGTTGGTAATTTATATGAAATAATTAAAAATTTTTTAACATAATATATTATATGTATTTATTTCATAATGTTCGTGATGAAAAAACTTTATTAAAAATAATAAAAGATGAAAAATTAAAAGCTGGATATTTAACTGGTAATATAAATGAAGGTGATGATATTTATTTACCTGAAGACCAAAAAATTTGTATTTTTTAGTTCTATTGATAAACTTAACTCAAAATTAGAAATATCTAGTTCAATAACATTATTTTTTGATTATAAATTATTATATAATAGAGCATATTATGTAAGCACTTGTCATAGTGCTTATCCAGATGAATTATCCACTTGGAATAATGGAAAAGATTATAAAAAAAAATATAAACAATATTATAAAAAAACAAAAGATGTTTTAACAAAATTATTTAAAAATGCAATATTAAGACATCGTAAAGCTTTTCAAATATTTCAACAAATCGCAATAAAAAAACAATGTAATTTAAATAATTTAGTTCAAATAACATTTAATAAAAAACCATCTGATAAAGTTATTAAAATTATAAAGAATAAATATCCAGATGTTATAATTAAATTTAAAAAATAAAAATTGAAATTATTATTTTAAATATTTAGTAAAGTTTTATATTTACTTGAGATAGTATGACTACAAATATAAATGATTTATTAGATTATAATGAAACAAATATTTATAATTTAAAATTAATAATAGAAAAATTAAATTTTAATCCTAATATACTTAAACCAGTTAATATATTATATAATACAAAAAATAGAATTAATTTTAAGGATATTTTAATAGAAAGAAGTAAAATATCATCTAATCTAATAAATAAAGTAATTTATAAGTTAAACAGTAAAAAATACTTATATATAAAAAATTATAATATACCTTTACATAATTTTGTTATTAATTTTCTTAATGTAAGTATAATTATTATGATAATAATAGTATTATTTTTTGATTAAAAAATTGAAATTACATTTATATAGAAAATATAATAAAATAATGAAAAATACTGATTTAATAACCTTACACACAAATAATATAGATAATTTAATAATAATAAAAAAAAATTTAAATTTTAAAAATATACAAAAAAATAATTTTTTAAATAATGATGAATATGAAGATTATAATTATTTATTAAATATTTTAATAGAAGAAGATAAAATAATAAATGAAATATTAGAAGAATTAAATAAACAAAGTTCAGAATATATAGAACAAAAATTTAATAAATTTATAATTTCCATTTTATTAATATTTTTATTTTCAATAATTATTTTAGTTAAAGAAATATTTATTAAAAATAAACATTAAAAATTATCAAAATAATTAACAATTAATGTTAAAAAATATTCAATATTGCAAAATAAAATGATAAAAATAATTGGTATTAAGTAACAAATTAAATTATTATTTTTTTTAATTATTATATTTTTATTATTATTGTTTTTATTATTTAAACTTAATAATTTTTGATTTAACAATTTATTATCTTCAAATAATAATTGTATATATTCTTCATTATGTTTATTATAATAATACATATCTTTAATTAATAACCAAATAGCATCATCATTGGTATTTAAATTTTCTTTTTTATCATCAATATAATTTATTTTTTGATTAAGAATTTGATAAATTGATTTTGATATAATTTTATCATTATTATTATTAATATTATTTACAAGTTTTTCGTGTTTAATTATACTATCTTTTAATAGTTTCATTTGATTTTTATAATTTAAATCATTAGAACAATCTAATTCTTTATTTAATTTATTTAATTTTTCAATTTGTTTATTATTAAAATCAATATTATTATTTAATTTATTGTTATTTTTGTAAAAATATTGGAATTCCATTTTTAATAACTATTTAAATATCTATAAATAATTATTATCAATTTTTATTTATATACAATGTTATGTAAATATAAAAATATATTTGGAAAAGTTGGTGAAGGAGTTCATTCTTATCGTATATTTAATATTGCAATTATTGATGTGATATTAACATTTTTATTAGCATTTATAATACAATTATTATTACCAAAATATAATTATTATCATATTCTAATATTATTATTTATATTAGGTATTATCTTGCATAGAATGTTTTGTGTCAGAACAACAATTGATAAAATATTATTTAATTAAAATTTAAATAATTGTATCATAAAAAATTGAAAAAATATTTATTTAACTAAGTAATATTAGTTTATCTAAACAACTTAAAGAATGTCTATTCCAAGAGAACAACAATACTTAGAATTATCTATGGAGCCAGAAAAACTAAAAAGTATTTTTAATACAATTAAAGAAAAAATACCAGAATTTGAAAATTATTATGAAATATGGTATTTAACAACTGTTTTTTCTTTTAAAATAAAAAATATTGAATTAATTGAATTATCAAATTGTTTTAACAAGCAATATAAATTTATTATTAATAGTAATTATTTTAAAATAAATTCAATAATAATAAATAATAAATTTTGTAATATTCATTATGAATATATTACAAATAATAAAAATATTTGTAATCCAATATTTTGTTTTGATTTAGATAAAGATATAAAAGAAAATGTTATTGATTTAATTCCTTTTACAAATAAATTTTTATAATTCATCTGTAATAAGAATACTATCTCTATAAATTTTAAAATCTTCAATATTATTATTATACATTTCTAAAAAATTTTTTTTAACAACATCAAAATCAATTTCTTTAATATAATAATTCCAAAAATTCTTAAACTCTGGAACAGTAACAATAATTTTTTTAGAAAAATAATAAATAATCATTTCTCTTAAATTATTATTTTCATAATTAATTCTTGTATTACAATGACAAATGATTCCAAATAAATCAGGATTTGGTAAAGCTAAATGTGTTTCATCATTTAAATTCAAAAATTTAATAAAATATAAATTACAAATATCATTATCAATAATTGAATTATCAATATTTTCCATAAATTTAGTAAAATCCACCATTCTACAACAAAATTGATTATGATTAATATCTGGATTACCCGGGTCTGTAAAACTATACTTAATATACAAAGGTTTTTTATCATCCTTAAATTTAGTTGTATTATATAAATTAATTAATGTATTAAAAGCACAACTTCTATTTTTCATCCAAATATCATTGAAATTTGCAAAAAATACCCACTGATTATTTTCAATTTCAATATTATTTAAAATATGATTATAATGTCTAAATTGCGAACATTTTTCTTTTTGAATAAATAATTTAAAATGTTCATCAATATATTTAGATAAATTAATAACAATATCTTCATTATGTGAAATTGACAAATATAAATTAACTGGTAAATACTGTGTTTTCCAACTATCTAACATTTTAATTAATAATTCATATTCATTAACAGTATTAATATGAACCCCACATAAACAATTCATATTAATATTAATATTTGTTAATTTATATCTTAAAACAGCATAAGCATTATCATAATACTCCTTTAAAGAATCATCATAAATAATCCCTAAAGCCATTTTACCATCATTATCTAACAAATGTGCGAATAATTTTAAATATGTCTCCATAAAATATTATATTTTTATATTTTTAATTAATTTATTCTTCAATTAAACAATCCTTTGATTTATTTTTTTTATTTGTTAATGTATAATTTAATATTATTTCTTCATCAATTATTTCATTTATTTTTGTTTTATCAAATGAAATATTTAACAATACTTCATTATCACTATAAAATGTTTTTTTATTATAATTATTTTTATTACATATTTTTTTATTTTTTTCAGTTATATATATATCTTTTAAATACTTAATTATACTGTTTGGTATTTTTAATTTATTTATCTTAATAGTCTCATTCATTATCATTTTAAAAGAAAAAATTACTTCATTTTTATTAAACTTAATATCATTTGTATCACTTAACAAACTATACACACGATTAAAACTTGCATATTTATAAAAGATAACATCATAATTTTCCGCAATACTTTCTTCATTTTCACAAATATAAATCATCTATGAGGATGTGTTCTTAAATATTATTATATAAAATTTATTTTTACATTAAAAAAATCTTTATAATAATATTTATGACACTTTTTTAAATCTTCTATATATTTAAAATATTTACATACCAAAATTTTATATTATCCAATTTTTTTTTTATTAAATAAATAATAACCAATGATTATATACTTTTTAAATGAACTTATTACTTCTTTATATAATAATTTTTATATTAATAAATACTCTTATAATGAGGAATTAATTAATGAAAATTTAGAAATATTTTAAATAATATTTGTATATTGTGAATTATTATTATTATCAATATAAATTAAAATTATGTAGATTATAATAATAAAAAAATTTTTAAATATATTTTTTTAACTGAATTCTAATTTATTTTTTAATTTTTCAATATCGTTTTCAATATTTTTATAATGATAAAACTCATCACTATAAGAAGTAGATAATTTTTCTTTTGATAAAATCCACCCAACATTTTTATTTTTTATAAAATAATCAGAAATTTTTTTCGCTCTTTTATAATGAAATTCGGAAGTGCAAATAATTAGTTGTTCATAATATTTTGTTTTAATTAAATCATTAATATGATAAAAATTTTCAACGGTATTTGTAGAAACATCGTCAATATAATATTCGGTTTCGTTTAAATTTAATAAATCCAACATTTTTTCAGCCTCACTTTTTTCCTTATTATTATTTTTATTTCCACCTGTTAAAAATAATTCAAAATTTATATCATTATAATGATTGTCATTCATAAAATTAATAACCGTTGAAACTCTATCATTTAATAATAAATTAATATTAGAACCCAAGATAATAATTAGAATATTTAACATCATTCTTAAATCTTAATTAACAATATAATTAATTTATTATCAATTTTTATTTACATATCTGGTATCTCAATAACATCTATTTTATATGTATCCTCATTTATTTTTTCAATAATATCATTTTCATTTTTTTTTACTTTTCCAACTACATAATGTAATTCATAATCATAAATAGTTCCTGTCTCAACACAATACCAATAAAATTGTTTATCACCACTATCAGTTATTCCATTTATTTTAATTACCTTTGTTCTAACTGAATATGAATTTAAACTATTAGAACCATTATTATATAATTTAAAATCTTCATTTATATCTTCTCTGTAAGCTGGACCAGGATTTTTATCTAAAACATTTTTTTCATTAAATTTAAAACATTTATATGTATATTTACGCATATTATCATTTTTAGCTAATTCACAATCAACAGCTACTTCTTTCATAGCATCATAAAAACTTTCTAATACATTATTTTTATTTCTTGCTGAATTTTCAATATCATTATCAACCGTTTTTAATTTATTATCATCTATATTTTTACTTTTACCTTCAATATATTTTTTATTTTTAATACTATTATATCTAAATACATTAACAACTCTATCATCAATTGGTAACATTTTGTGAGAACAACGACGAATACCACGACCAATAATTTGTTCTATTCTTGCTTCATTCCAATAAGGTTCAATAATATGTATTTGTCTAATATTATATAATGTAATACCCTCAGCACCAGCTGAACTGAAAAATATAATTTTTATTAATTTTCCATTAACATTATCTTTATCTTGTTCTATTTTTTGAACTAAATCTCTTTCTTTTTTGTCAGCATCACCAGTAAAATCACCATATTTAAAATAATCTTTTGCTTTTTTATTATCATATTTATTATAACCAAAATATTTTAAATATAATTTTAACATTGTTAAACCTTCTAAAATAATGCTATTCATATAACAAATAATTGGTCCATCACTTTTAAAAGCATAAAATATAAAAGCTATATATTTACAAGAATATTTTGTTAATGTTTTTATTAATTCGGATTTGTCTTTTTCATTTTTATTATATTCTTCAAATGTTTCATATTTTTTAAAATTTTTAATATCATTTTCAATATTATTTTTTGTTTTTTTATCTTTTTCATATATATTATCAAAATATTTTTCAGCTTCCTTTTTATAAAACTCTATCATTTTAATATATCCTTTTTCATTATCTGTTATTTCATCACTTTCTAAATTTCCATCATTTATTTTTTCCAATAATCGATTACTTATTTGAAATGTTGATGCTTTTGGACGACTTTCATTATTTACAATATCACTGATATACGGAAACGCAAAATTACTTGCTCTTCTAATATATTGTTTATAAGTATTGCTTTCATATGAATTTAATTTTGCTTTTTTAGCAATTTCATTTTCATAATCTTCCCAATAATTATATTTTTCAGTTTGATAATCACTCATTTCAACATCAATATGATTTGTAATTTTTTTAGCATAAACTCCATAAATTGAACCTGGTTTATAATAACTAACTAACCCCATAATTCTTCTTTGAAACATATTTTTAGATTTTTCATTTAAACTTTTAATTCCCATTGATTTATCTACAAATATTTTTGAAAACATATTTTCACCCCCAGGAAAAATATCAGGTCTTAATAAATTAAATAAAACTGCTAATTCATAAGGTTCATTCATTGCTGGTGTAGCTGTCATACATAATATTTTACAATTATTTTCTTTTTTATCTTTTAATATTTCATTATATATTGATAAAGCATTATTTTTATTTGCTCTTATATTTGAAAGAACACGACTAATAAATATTTGACTTTCATCAATAATATATACATTTTTATTTGAAAAATCAGATTCCTTTTTTTCTTCTTCAAACGCCTTTTTTGCATTTGAACTATCATAATTTACAAAATGAATTGAATTCCGTATTTTTTCCATATTTTGTTTATCTAACCATTTATTTAATTCACCCTCCCAATTTGTTCTAATACTCGCTTTTATTAATATAAAAAAATTAGTATTTGGCTCACTTAAATATAACATATTCATTAAAACAATAGACTTTAATGTTTTACCTGTTCCTACATCATGATATACTAATAAAGAATTATTACTTGATTTATAACCCATAAATTTTGAAATAAAATTATCATATTCTTTATTACTTTTTTTTAAATTTAAATCATCACAAGGGTCACCACTTAAATCATAACTTTTTGGTATAACATAATTTTTATAATTTTTCATAACATATGATGGAAATAATTTTCCATTGATTTTTAAATTAATTTTTGTTTTTTTCTTAAATGTATCATCCATAATATTATTATATATTTAATATATATTTTTTATCATTTTATTTTATAATGCCAATTATTTTAAGTTATAATATAAGATGGAATTCTAATAAAACACAAATAAAAAATATTTTAAATAACATAGATAATGTATTAAATACATATGATGTTGATTTTATGTTATTTCAAGAAGCTTATTTTTATAAAAAAATTTTAAAATTAATAAACCTTAAAAAATATAATTATCATTATCATAAAAGTAATAAAGATATTTTAATAACTATTTACAAAAATAATTATACAATAAAAAATGTTTATGATGGTGAATTTGAAAAAGGAAGACCGTTCTCAATATTCTATTTTCAAAATAAAATAACTGATAATTATTTTTTATTTATTAATTTACACGCTGGTCACCATCCCAATATTAATTATCATATATTTAAACCCATAAATGAAATAACAAAAAATTTAAATATAACACCAACACAAATTATTATGGGTGGTGATTTCAATAAAAATATTAAAACAAAACACGAAATAATCACCAAAAATAAAACTTTTAAACTTAAATTTTTAAATAATAATGAAAAAACTTGTTGTGATATTAATAGCAAAAGATTATATTTTACAATAGACCATATAATCTCATCAAAAAAACCAATAAAAAAAATTGTTTATAAAGGTAAATCACCAGCTTCCGATCATTTATTAATATTAGTTGAATTAAATGAAATTTAAACTATAATATTGTTTTTTATTTCCAATAAATATTTTTTAGTATATATTTTTTTCATATTATATATCTTCCTTTTTAATCTTCTATGATTTTTAATAAATGATACAACATATGAATATTTATCTTTTTTATTTTTAACAATAAAAAAATGAATTTTTCTATTATGTATCTCTATTCCATATTCCTTTGTTAATTTATTTCCATAATTATATACACCTATATCATTTCCAAATAAAATTCTTGGAACATCAATATAATCATTTAAATTATTTTCATCTAATTGATAAACAGCTTGATAAACATAATTTTTAAACATATTTATCTTATCTATCTCCTCTCTTAAATTTAATGATGGTAAATCAAAAGAATTTGTATAATATTTCATATTTAATTATAAACTAATAATTAAAACTTTATTTATTTATATAATTATATGAATAAAAAATTAAATATTAACTATATTACTGATACAGATAAAGTAAAACCAGATTTTGATAAATTTATTAAAAATATCCCTTTTGAAAAACAAAGTAAATATTACAAAGATTTAAATAAACAAATTGTTAAAGATATTCCTGATTTTATCATTAAAAATAATAGTGATATAATTCTTAAAGCAAATAACCTATTAAATAAACACTTAAATAATACATTAAAAGAAAATAATGAATTAAATATTTGGAATATATGTTTAACACAAGATAATTTTATGTTTGACTTTCCTTTTACATTAGGTTCAATAATATTTATGCCCTTAAATTATAATAATTATATGTTAAAAAACGATAAACAAGAATTATTAATCACATTTATACACGAACAAATACATATATACCAAAGATATAATCTTTCTAATTGGAATAATACCATACAAAACCATACTAATTGGAAATTGTGCAATTTTAAAACTTTTAATAATATGATATTAAACCCAGACACATTTTATAAAAATTACTCTTATTATTATACATTAGATAATAAACAATATTATGGATATATTGGTAAAAATTTTGATATAATATGGATAGATATTAATACCAATAATAAATACACTAATGAAAAATTACCCAAACAAGAACACCCCTTTGAAGAATGCGCTTATTCTTTATCAACCGATATTGCAAAAAAAAATTGAAAAATAATTTCTCTGGGTGGCTTTAATAATTAAGATTATAATAAAGCTACTGTTAAGAAAGACTTTTACGAAAATGCAAAACCCTCCCAGAACCCCTTCTCCTTTTACACTTCCATCAGTGGTTAAATGTCCTGATGCTCCAGAGAAGATTAAAACCAATCATCCTGATTATGTTCCAATTGGAAACAGCGTTAGTCAATGCTTGTTTCCAGATGATGATGGTGATGATGATGGTGATGATGATGGTTATGAAACACCTCCTCCAACCGCCCGTGATGAACCTCCTAAACTTGTTCGTAAGAAGCAGAGATGATTTAATTATCTCTGCTTTTTTCTTTGAACTTAAAATATTTTTTTATTGGTAGGTTTGTAGCCTATTCAATTGAAATCATTTTTTTTATATAATATTATTATAAATGAGTAATTGTCCCATTGTTAATAATACTAATTTACCGAATACATATTATGGACCAAGAGGTTCTGGTGATGTTGGTGAAGTTTTTAGAAATCGTTCATTTGGTGGTGCTATGTCTAATAGAAAATTTACAAGACAACAAGTTATGCCACATAAATTACAACCAAAAGAAATAAGAGAGGGGGAAGTTTCTATTAATTTAAATGATAATAAACCAGAAAGATATATGCCACCATTAATTCCCAAAATTCTTGGAAGCACTGAAAATCCTGAATATAGGTCTGGTTTTATGTCAAATTTAGATTATGTTGAAATCCCAGAAAATAATAATTATACACAATATTTTTTTCCAATGCAAGAATTACAAAAAATGAAATTTAAAAATGATGATAATGAAAATAATAATAATAAAAATTATCAAGATGGTATACATACTATAAATGGACTACCTATTAATAAAATTAAAAATAGTGATGTAAATAGCGATTATATAAAATATCCATTTAACAATGAACCATATAAATTTTTGGACTATAGATATAAACACCCAGATATGATTGTTGAAAGTTTTGAAAATGTTTCTAATAACTATAATAAAATTAATTCACCAGATAATTTTGTTAATTCAACAATGAAGTTTAGAAAATGTATAGAAAAAGAAAACAATAGACCTACAAATGACCCTGTTATAGAACAATTTGAAACAAACGATAGACTTACTAATGACAATGAAATTAAAAAAGAAAAGTATAAACAAGATAATTTAATAATGTATGTTATTTTAATTATTTTTTTATATATTATTTTTAGTTTTTAATAATAAAAATATATAGAATATTATATAATTAATGTCATTAATACCAGATGTTGCTACAATTCCTTATGATAATTCATTTGATATTTTAACCGCTTTAGATAAAGATAATATTAACCGTTTTGCACTATTAAATAATAATCAAGAAGTAAAAGCTGAACCAATTGATGTAGAAAATTTAAATGGTAAGTATTACTTTTTTTTAAATGAAAATAATGTTGTTGAATATGTTGGTAATGAACCAACAGAAGAAGAAATTATTGTAGATGATGAAATGGATATTGATATGGAAAATATTAATGTGGAAAATATTAATATGGAAAATATTAATGTGGAAAATATTAATATGGAAAATATTGATATGGTTAGTGAAGGTTTTATGAATTTAAATAATAATGAAGATTTAATGTTAATTATAATCTTTATTTTATTATTTATTTTTGTTTTATGTTAATTTTTTTATTGTATTAATTTTTAAATATAAAAATTTTGAATTTAATAAATATTATCTAATTTAGAAAGAACAGATATTTTTATTTTTTTATTATTGTTTTAAAAATTTAAATATTAATAATACTATTGAAGAAAAAAATTTAAATTATGATGATAATAAGCATAAAATGTCAAGAAGAGAATTTTTACAAAAATATAAAAATTGAAATATCATAAATGTATTCTTTTATAATAGGTATTAAGATGGAATTTTTTGATAACTCTGATATTTATATTTCTCCTACTGAGGAAGAAACCACTATTATACCCAATACAATTTAAAATTGTACAAAAATTATATGTATTGGGTATAATTGTATTAACTTCTATTTAGATGTAGATTTTGAATGTCTTTAAAAATTGAAAAAATGTTTCTTTATCAATCAAATATAAATATGAATATAAACACTGAATATTTAAACAACAAAACTTATATATTACAAATTAAATATTTAAATGAATTATTACAAAAAATAAATATATATATTAAAAAATATAATATTGGAACTACAATTCAATTTGAATATACTAATAATTTTTATGAATTATCCACATTAATTCAAAATGAATATATTATGATTAATCTAAAATTATTATATGAAAATGATTTAGACACTTTATTTAATGATTTTAATAATTTAAGTTTATAATTAAAAAATTTCAATTTTTATATAAAAAAATTGATTAATATTTATTTAATATAACATAACATTAAATGAATATTGATATGAAACTTGCTAATATGAATATTAAACAATTTATTGATTATATTATAAAATTTAACAATATTGATGATATTTTAGATAATTTCACAACTCAATCTGAAAAAGGTTTTGTTTTTGAAAGATTGTTTGATATTGTTATTAAATTTGGATTTTGTGATATTTTTACCAATTCAAAATTTAATTATTTAAGAGGTAATTCTAATAATGCAAAACTTAAAACTTTGACTAATTTTAATAAATTTTTTAAAGAAAATGTCATTAGTGGTAATTCAGGCGGATGTTCTGATATTACTCTACAAAATAAAGATGACGATACTTATATTTTTATTAGTTCAAAATATCCTAAAACTACAGATGATATTAAAAAACAAAAATCAGTTGATTATTATGACATTCACAAAATTATTGCAATGATTGATGAAAATAAACATATTTATAAAAATTATAAAATATTCTTAGTTGTTCCTAATAAAAAAAAAGTGTTGGATAAAGTTAAAAATGCGAATATATCAAGTAAATATATTACTAAATATATGACTAAATATAATATTTTAGATAAAGATGATTTGAATAAATATTTTTTATTATTTAAACAAGATATATTAAAAAATTTAAATAATGATTGGAATGAAATATATTTATCAAAAAAAGAAAATTTAACTTTGAGATTTCATCAAGAATTAATTACTAATAAAACTAGCAATTTAATTGAAGAAGGTAATAAAATTTTTGGATGGTTTTGTAAATGCCGATCCGGTAAAACTTTTATGTGTGGGGGTATTATTATTAAACAAATAAATATTAAGAAAAAATTAAATGTTCTTATTATTACACCAGCACCAACAGAAACAGCACCTCAATTTACTAATGATTTATTCAATAAATTTAAAGACTTTAATAAATTTAAAATTCATCATATTGAAGGTTCTAACTCATTAGACGACATTGAAACCGAAGATAATAACATATTTATAATGTCAAAACAATTATTACAAAAATACATAAATGAGAATACAATAATGATAATTAAAAAATTAAAATTAGATATTATTGTTTTTGATGAAGTACATTTTACAGGATGTACTGATTTATCAAAAGATATTTTAACTTCTTATTCTTCAAAAAATACAATTAAGATATATTTAACAGCCACTTATAATAAACCATTAAAAGAATGGAATATTTTAGATGAATGTCAAATGTTTTGGGATATTGAGGATGAACAAATTTGTAAAAGTATTTTACAAGATAATAAAAATTTAGATAGATTAAAAGATAAACATGGAGACGAATATATTACAAAAACTATTAAATATTATGAAAATTTAGATTTATCAATTAATGATATATTTAAATCTTATAAAAATATGCCAGATTTACATGTAATTACAAATATGTTTGATAGTCAAAGATATGAAATACTAAAAGAAAAATTAAATAAAGAAAATAAAATTGGATTTTGTTTTGAAACATTATTAGGATTAAATAAAAAGAAAACTAAATTTAGTTTTGAAAATGAAGTAAAAACGACTTTAAGATATATATCCGGTTCATTTAAAGAAGAAGATGGAGAAAAAACAATATTTACAAGAATAAATAATATATGTGCTGAAAAAGAAACAAGAATTCCGTTTACTCAAATTTGGTTTTTACCACCAAATAATATAAATGAAATATCTACTTGTTTAAAATCAGTTATGAAAGAAGACAAAATATTAAGTAAATATAAAATTTTATGTGTAAATAGAAAAAATAAAAAATTAGCAAAAGATGTAAAAGAAGAAATAAATAAACAAGAAATAATAGCAAGAGAAAAAGGATTTAAAGGATTAATAATATTAGCAGGTTCAATGTTGTCATTAGGAATTACATTAAATTTATGTGATTTAGTAATTCTAATGAATAATACTTTATCATCAGACAAAGTTTTACAACAAATGTATAGATGTATGACTGAAGGAGAAAATAAAAAAATAGGTTTTGTTGTAGATTTAAATATAAGCAGAGTTCTAAATACTTGTGTTAATTATACAGTTAATAAAAGTGAAAAAAGTATAGATGATAAAATAACATATTTAATAAAAAATCATTTAATAAACATAGATGTTGATATGATGGAAAATAAAAAAATAGATTCAGACACAATAGTAAAAAAATTAATGAATATATGGAAAGAAGATCCAATAAATAATTTTAGAACACTATTAAGAAAGTTAGATAATGATTATGAAGAGTTTGATAGTTCAACACAAAAATTAATAAATAAAACATTTAAAAAATCATTAAAAGATGAAAAAATAAATGTGGAATTAAAATTTAAAGATGATGTGGATGAAATACAAGTTTTACCAACAGGTAAAGAAAAAATTAAAAATGAAAGTGATTCAATAGTTAATGATGAAGAAATATTAGAAGAAGAAAAAAAAGAAACACAAATATCATTTACAAAAGATGTATTACCGTATATAATACCATTAACTTGTATATTAACAATAAAAAATAAAAATATGGATTTTGTAACAATGTTAAATGACATAAAAGAAAATCCGGAATTATTAGATACATTTGACGACCAATGTTTAATATGGTGGAATAAGAAAGATTTATTAGATTTAATAAAAGAAATAATAAATAAACATTTTGATAAAAAATCTAATACATATAATATATCAGTCCAATTTAAGATATCATTACAAAGTTTAATAGATAATCCAAAAGAATTATTAGAATTAATAAATGAATGTTTAAAACCAAAAGATATAGAAAAAAAACAATTTGGAGAAGTATTCACACCAATGCATTTAGTGAATGAAATGTTAGATAAATTACCAAAAGAAGTATGGAAAAATAAAGATTTAAAATGGTTAGATCCTTGTTGTGGAATGGGTAATTTTCCAATAGCAGTATATTTAAGATTAATAGAAGGATTGAAAGAAGAAATAAAAGATGTAAAAGAAAGAAAAAAACATATATTGGTGAATATGATATATATGAGTGAATTAAATAAAAAAAATGTATTAATAACAAAACAAATATTTGATATAAATAATGAATTGAAATTAAATATATATGAAGGAGATAGTTTAAAAGTAGATTATGATAAAGAATTTGGAATAAAACAATTTGATATAATTATGGGAAATCCACCATATCAAGATAATCAAAATGCTAATGGTAAAAGAGGTGGTGGTGATTTATTATGGAATAAATTTGTTATAAATTCATTTGTATTATTAAAAAATAAAGGTTTCTTATGTTTTGTACATCCTGCAGGATGGAGAAAACCTGAATCCGAAAAATCTAAATATAAAAAATTATTTAAATTAATGACATATGAAAATCAAATGTTATATTTAGAGATACATGATACTAAAGATGGATTGAAAACATTTAAAGCAGGAACACGCTATGATTGGTATATAATAGAAAAAATAAAAAAATATACTTTAACTGAAATTAAAGGTGAAGATAATAAAATTGTAAAAATAAATTTAGAAGGATGGAATTTTTTACCTAATTATAATTTTGAAAATATTTATAAATTACTTGCTAATAATGCAGAACAACTATGTAAAATTATTTACAGTGTTAGTAATTACGAATCAAGAAAAAAATGGGTAAATAATAAAAAAGATAAAGAATTTAAATATACATTAATACACTCAACACCAAAAAATGGAATACGATATATGTATTCATCAAAAAATGATAAAGGACATTTTGGAATATCAAAAGTAATTTTTGGAGATAGTGGAATATATAATTCAGTTGTTGATATTGAGGGTATTTATGGAATGACACAGCATTCGATGGGAATAGAAATATTAAATTTTGAAGAAGGAGAAAAAATTAAAATATATATTGAAAGTGATGTGTTTAAAGATATATTAAAAGCGTGTAGTTGGAGTAATTTTCAAATAGATTGGAGATTATTTACTTATTTGAAAAAAGATTTTTACATTTAAAATTATACCCAATACATATAATTGTTGTACTATTAAGAACTAAATATATATTTACATCTTATAATATTTTTATTAAAATATTATTTACGATTTATAATCT